TTTAGTCATCCTAGAAAAAATCACCCACAAATTATTTTGCTTGATGCAGAAAGAGGTAGATGGGAGTTTACAGAGCTGAAGAAACGTGCTATGGATAAATATAAATATTGGGAGCCCGAAACGGTGATCGTGGAAGCAAAAGCTTCTGGACTTCCTTTGACTGATGAGTTAAGATCTGCAGGTATACCTGTCGTGAATTATACTCCAAGCAGAGGACAAGATAAACACGTAAGGGTAAACTCAGTTGCACCAATGTTTGAAGCTGGACAAGTTTGGGTGCCAGACGAACGATGGACTGAGGACGTTATAGAGGAGTGTGCGGCTTTTCCTTTTGGCGATCATGATGACTACGTAGATTCAACTACACAAGCTCTCATGAGATACCGTCAAGGCAATTTCATACAACTTCCCGATGACTATTATGACGAACCACGGCGCGTGGAAAAAAGGGAATATTACTAATGAAAATGAAAGATGTAAAAGAAGTAGGTTTTAAAGACTCTACTAAAATGGTTGACGTTAAGTTAGCTAAAGATGGCGGGCTTATGGAAGCCACAGCTAAACTAAAAGCAAAAGGTATGAAAGATGGCGGTATGGTTGTTAAAGATAAAATCGTAGCAATCGACACATCCCCTAACAGCGGATTAATTACAGTAAAAGGTTTTGGCGCAAGCCGAAGAACCTAAATGAGTTTGAACAGTTTTCAGTCAGCCTTATCGCACACCCCTGACTGGGATAGCCGTGTGGCGGTGCAAACCGCCATTACGGTGTAGGAATAATTATGGCAGAAGATAAATCTTTAAAAAAACCTTTCACAGATGAGCAAAGAGATTTTCTTATGGATTATCTTTTTAATAAATTTATCGAAGATATGAAAAGGGATGAAATGAGGAGAGAGGATCCTTACAATCAACCTCCTAAAACAGACCCTGAAGGTAAACCAATTTTATCTGCAAACATGGGTGGTATGATTTCAATTGATCAACTAACTTCACCTTTAATGATGAGTAGTGGTGGGGACGCTAATGTAAAGTTACTAGAAAAAATTGGAAAAGTTGGAAAGGACACTTCAAAATTAAAAGTTCCTACAACTAGACTAACTGATAATTTTAGAAATACTCTATTAGAATCTGGCTTTGATAAAAAAGCAACTGTAAAAGATGTTAAAGCAGGATACGCAACCAAGACAGGTCAAAAGATAGGAAGCTTTACAGCTTTTAATAATTACTTAGGTAAAATAAATCCTAATCTCACTGTCTTTAGTAACGACCCTAAAACTATGGTGAAAGTCACCAACGAACTAAATAAAGTTCGCAGTAACTTAGGGTTACCAAAATACACTAACGTAGGTATCACAACACCTAGATCTAAATTTGAACAAATACAAACAAAAACAGGTTATGCAGAGGCGGGTTCAAAAATACCAAAAGAAAAAGTTCAAAAAGTTACTTTGGAGGCTCAATTAAAAGCGGACAAAGAGTTTGGAGTGACTCCTGACGGAAAAACTCCTACTAAAAAGAAATTAAATTTTATGGCTAAATATATTCAAAGTAAACTTGGAAAAACTTTAACTTTGTCTAGTATTATGACGTTTTTAACTAAATCTGGTTTTGGAAAAACTATTCCAGGTTTAGATTTATTTATACCCTCACCAATGGGTAGCGGTGAACTTCCAGAAAAAGGCACACCAGAATACGAACAACTCATGCAAGACATGGGTAAAAACCAAGGAGGCATGATGGACATAAACTACATGACAAGACCACTAGGCTACAAAGAGGGAACTCGTGATGGAGAACTAGTTGGCGACCAAGAAAAAACACAGGTTGGAGCAATAGATACTTTAAGAAGCCTTGCAGCTTCAGAAGTATACAACTCAATGATGAACAAAGAAGGTGTTAACTCCTCTAAAATTGCGAGTGCTTTTTTAAGAGATCAAGGTATAGCAACTAATGATCAATCAATGGGTGCTATTATTAATCTTTTAGACTCTCAAATTATTCCACAAGAACAACTAAAACTAATGAAAGAGGGTCAGTCTACTTTAGGAAAAGGAATGGATATGGGTGCTAGAGGAATAGAAGGTTTATTAGATATGTTAGGTATTTCTGACTCTAGAAAGTTTAGAGACATGGACAGAAACATCTTGAAAGAATTAAAAGATATGAGAACTAATTAATAAAATGGCTATTGAAAAGAATAATCCAGACGATCAGATTGATATTCAAATAGAACCTGATTCAGCAAGAGAGATTCAACAACCTTTGATGGAAGGTGATGCGATGATCTTGGATGACGGTTCAGCGATCGTTAATCCAGCAGAAGATATTTCAGAACAAGGAGCCTTTAACGCAAACCTTGCAGAGTTAATTACTGAAGATGAATTAGAATCTTTAGCGTCAGGACTGATGAGTGATTATGAATATGATAAAGACGCAAGAGCTGATTGGTTAAAATCATATACAGATGGATTAGACCTATTAGGATTTTCTTACGAAGATAGATCAAAACCTTTTCCAGGTGCTAGTGGTGTAACACATCCTTTACTTGCAGAAACAGTTACACAGTTTCAAGCACAAGCTTACAAAGAATTATTACCAGCCGAAGGTCCTGTTAGAACACAGATCGTTGGTGAGATTACTCCGCAAGTTGAAGAACAATCTCAACGTGTGAAGGAGTTTATGAATTATCAAATATCCTATGAGATGGAAGAGTATGATCAAGAACTAGATCAGATGTTGTTTCACTTACCTCTTGCAGGAAGTGCATTTAAAAAAGTTTATTACGATGCTGTTAAAGGCAGAGCAGTTTCAAAGTTTATACCAGCAGAAGATGTTGTCATTCCATACAACACTACCGACATGGAGTCTTGTGAAAGAATAACTCACGTTGTTAAAATGATGGGTAACGAACTTCGCAAAAAACAAGTAGGTGGTATGTATCGTGACATAGACATCTCTGAAAGCCCTGTTGATAAAAATGATGCAGCTAAAAAGTATGATGAGTTAGACGGTGTAGCAGAAACATACAACGCAGAAGATATCGTATTGTTAGAGTTCCATTGCGATTTAGACATAGCAGGTTTCGAAGATAAGAACGCGACAACAGGAGAATCAACTGGTATTAAATTACCTTATGTGGTTACTGTTGATGAAGGTTCTGGAAAAGTATTGTCTATCTATCGCAACTATGCAGAGGGAGACATACTACGAAAAAAGATTCAATACTTTGTTCATTACAAGTTTTTGCCTGGCCTTGGTTTTTATGGCTTTGGTCTTATACACATGCTTGGTGGGTTATCAAGAACTGCTACCTCAGCACTAAGACAACTCATTGATGCAGGTACATTAGCTAACTTACCAGCAGGATTTAAAGCAAGAGGACTGCGAGTCAGAGATGATGACGAACCTCTACAACCAGGAGAGTTCAGGGACGTAGACGCACCAGGAGGTGCGATTCGTGAATCCTTGATGTTGGTTCCTTATAAAGAACCAAGTCAAACTCTTTTTGCTTTATTAGGATTTGTAGTAGACGCAGGTAGAAGATTTGCATCTATAGCAGATAATAAAATGGGCGAGGGTTCACAAGCAAATCCAGTCGGAACAACAATGGCCATTATGGAACGCGGCACGAAAGTGATGAACGCTATACATAAAAGATTACATTACGCACAAAAAGTTGAATTTAAATTATTATCTAGAGTTTTTGCAGAGAGCTTACCTCCTGAGTATCCTTATGCTATACGTGGTGGCAACAGAGTTATTAAGCAACAAGATTTTGACCAACGTATTGACATACTTCCAATATCTGATCCAAACATTTTTTCTATGGCGCAGCGCGTTACTCTAGCGCAAACACAATTACAAATGGCATCGTCCAATCCACAGATGCATAACCTACACGAAGCTTATAAAAGAATGTATGAAGCATTAGGGGTGAGGGACATAGATATGATTTTACCTCCTCCACAGCAACCCCAACCTGAAGACCCAGGAATGGAAAATGCAAAGTCTTTACAAATGTTAGCACTCAAAGCTTTTCCTGGTCAAGCACATCAAGCACACATAGATGCTCACAGAGCGTTTATGAGTTCTTTTTTAGTTGCAAACAATCCTCCAACAATGGGAATATTGCAAGCACATATTTCAGAACACGTTGCATTACTGGCAAGAGAAGAAGTTACTCAGAAAAATGCACCACTTATTGAGCAAGAAGCACAAAAAATGGGTGGTCAATTACCTCCAGAGCTTTTACAACAGTTTCAACAACAAAATGAACTTGAAATTGCACAAAGAATTACTGAATTGACTAATGAAATGGTGAATGAAGAGCAAGAAATGATGAATAAAGATGATAAAGACCCATTAATTAACTTAAAACAGCAAGAATTAATGCTTAGAGCTCAAGAAGTAAGGCAAAATAGAGAATTAGCAGAGCAAAAATTAGATTTAGACCTAGAAAAACTTAATTTTGAAGGTAAAAAACTAAAACAAAAAGATACTATTGATAAAGAGCGTATACAAAGCCAAGAAGATATAGCAGATTTACGTGCAGAAGTGTCTTTAACATCGAAAAGAGGTCAATAATGGCAAATACTAGATTATCAGCAGATTTAATTAAAAAATTAAGAAAAAAATATAGAAAACAGCCTGGAACTAGAGTAGGAGATTCAAGAAAGATATCGCAAATGTTGAAAAAAGGTGCTAGCATACCCACGTATTTAGCAAGTAAAGGCGGACATGTTACAAAAAGAAAAAAAACAAAAAGAAAAAAAGCTTAGTCCAAAAGAAATATTGGATGATGCTTTTGATTTTGCAACAAAGTATCCTAACGATCCGATGGTTCTTAGTGCTTCGCTCATGGTGGTTGCAAAAACAATTTATCTAAATTTGTTAGGTCCAGAACAAACTCAAGTTATGATGGATGCTTTTGTTAATGGCATTGATAACTATGAGCTTAAAAGAATAACTATACATTAATGGCTATTTGTAAAAATTGCGGACACGAGTGTCATCACAGTAACGGTGGATCTTGTCATTGTAGTTGCGTTAACTGCGAACACGATATACAAGAGGCAATCGACAAACTTAATAAAGTTTTGAAAATAAATGAGGGCTATGAATACGATGTTTTATTCGAGCCTGATTTTACTCTAACTGAGAATTAAGGAGGCAACATGTGTGAGTATTGCAAGGGTGAATGCCCTGGATGTTAGGAGGTTAACATGAAATTATTAAAAGACACATGGCAATGGATTAAAGAATGGAACGAGTGGGGCATGAAAGACTGGATTAAAGCTGGTGTGATTGCTGCAATCGCTATTGCCGTAATATCAGGAATGGCAGGATAATGCTAAGCCTATTAATTAAACCTTTACTTGGCGTCGTCGCTGATGGCGTCAAGGGTTTTGTAGAAACAAAGAAAGCAAAACAAGAATTAAAAGTTACAGAAATTAAAGCTACTAAAGCTTTAAAAGAACAACAGATCGCGGGCAAAATTTCGTGGGAGGCCAGTGCGGTCGATCAAATGAAAGGCAGCTGGAAAGACGAACTAATTTTAATATGTCTTTTGGCTCCAGCGACGCTCGTATTTTTTCCCGGAATGACACCACACATCAAAGCAGGATTTGAAGCTTTGCATTCACTTCCAGATTATTACAAACATCTTTTATATATAGCTTGTTCGGCAAGTTTTGGCATTAAAGGTGCAAAAGGAGCCATGGGATTAATAACTAAAAAGAAATAAAGAATGGATGTAATACACATAGTAGATAGAATCTACAAAATAATTAGAAGTAGACAAAACCAAGTAACTCAGTTAATAATTAGTAATCAAGTAAAAGATTGGAATGAATATCAAAATCATTTAGGTCAACTTGATACACTAAATTATATTGAACAGGAACTCACGGACCTGCTAAAAAAGAAACAGGAGCAAAATGAGTAATTTAATTTTACCAGTGCATGTTGCGAAAGCAGTGCAAAAAAAAGAAAAAGAAAAAGAAAAAGAAAAAGAAAAAGAAAAAAAAGAAGAAACGAAATTACCAGAACCTACGGGTTGGCGCTTATTAGTATTACCTCACAAAGGTAAGGGCAAAACTAAAGGCGGAGTCTATCTCACAGAAAAAGCAATAGAAGAAACTCAAATTTCAACTAACGTTGGATTAGTTTTAAGAGTTGGACCAGATGCGTATAACGACAAAGAACGTTTTCCAAATGGACCATGGTGCAAAGAGAAAGACTGGGTAGTATTTGCTCGATACGCCGGTTCACGTCTTAATATTGAAGGTGGAGAACTACGCATACTTAATGATGATGAAATACTTGGAACAGTTGATGATCCAGAAAGTATCTTGTCACCAGTAACACACTAAACATGGAGAAATGACCATGCCAGAAGCAGCAAAAATAGAATCGTTAAAAGAAGACGCATTAATGGTTGAATTAGATACATCAGGTAAATCTATTGACGTAGAATTAAAACCAAATAAAAAAGAAGAAACTGAGACTGAAGTTGTAGAAGAAAAAGATACAACCGAAGAGGTTAAAGAAACAAAAAAAGACGAGCGAGAAGAATATAGTGACGGTGTCAAAAAAAGAATTGACAAACTTACTTATAAAATTCGTGAAGCAGAGCGTAGAGAAAAAGAAGCTTTAAGTTTTGCAGAGCAAGTCAAAAAAGAAAAAGATGAGTTACAAGGTAAATTTGATAAACTTGATGACGGATATGTCAACGAGTTTGCAGGTCGTGTAAAATCAGAACTTGAAACAGCAAAGATTGCTTTAAAACAAGCCGTCTCTGCTAATGATGTTGACGCGCAAGTAGCAGCTAATCAGGCACTTGCAAAGTTAGCTATTGAGGAAGAAAGAATAAAAGCGACTGAAGAACAAAGAAAAAAGTATGAAGAATCCTTAAAAACTACTGGACAAATAGGACAGCAGCCTGTACAAAATAATGTAACAGCCCCTACTAGACCAGATCCTAAAGCGGAAGCTTGGGCTGAAAAAAACGAATGGTTTGGTAAGGATGAAGCAATGACTTACGCTTCTTTTGGTATTCACAAGAAACTTGTGGAAGAAGAAGGGTTTGATCCTACTTCTGATGAATACTATCAGGAGATAGATAAAAGGCTTCAAACAGAATTCCCTCACAAATTTAATAGTGGAGGAGAGGTTCAAGAAGGCAAACAACCCGTCCAGACGGTTGCCTCTGCAAACAGAACCACAAGGTCTG